TCCTGCGTATCCTCTGTATTGCTCCAGCTCGATGTCAAATTCAAGCCATAATCGGTTATTTGACAAATAGCAATTTCTGACGGCCCCTTTTTTATAATATACTTGGAACTGTACAATGCTTTTTCGTTTGGCCGTCAAAACATGCGATCCTTGCCCTGTTATGTGGGCCAGAAAAGCATAATATGAATTTACGGTGTTAGATATCGACTGACTAATACGAAGTCTTAAAACGCAGCTTTTTGATGCTAATTTAAGCCCTCCTGAAATGTCATATTTTTGGCCGGCGGCAAAGGCACTTTTTACGGTCAAATTCTGTTTGAACTTCGACGGCGCGAACACGCTGTCACCGGTGCCTTCCAACACGTCGATACCATAATTGCCTAAAGGTACGCCGTCAAATTTATAATCATAGTCGATGCCTCCCGCCATCGATATGCCACTGTAGCTTGGCATGTCTTCAATAAAGGACACTTTTAATATATAAGCGTAACCTATTTGTTCAAAAGCGTAAGCAGCGGCTCGTGCAGAGATGCTTAAAGGTGTGCCGGTCATGCCTAAGATATGAGCGCCGTTATTGGATTCTATTACTGATATTATCGAATTCAGAACGGTGGTACTTGGTGCGTGAATACGCACGTCGAATGACCGGGCATCCAAACAAAAAGTAGCGAGGTCAGGGTCGATACCATTGATTTCAGGCCAATCGGTAAAGTCTACATTTTTAGCAGTCGGTGGCTCAAGTAATCCGGCTAAAGTGCCCTCTACGGTGCCACAATTGTAACCCTCCCAAATGTCAATGCCGTCTATAGTTAAACTAATCATCTTGCTATTGTTAAACCTTTTGTCATTATTACACTTATGTCGTTACGCAGCGCTTTAAGATCGCCCCGCATTGCGCCGGTGTCACCCTCGATGTTGGTCACTTTAATTAACAGCTGCGAATTGATGTCTCGCATCATGCGTACATTTTCGTTCATCGCATAGGTGTGGTTGGCGATGTTGGTCATTATGGCGTTGGTGATATCCACGCTCTCCTGACTTGCGGCCAGGCCTGTGCGAGCCACGCTCTCTCTCGGTTTTGCTATCGATCCAAGCCCGGTGATCTCCATCAGCTGTCTGTTTTTTTCGTCGATGCTGTTGTAAAGCGCCAGATAACTGTTACGCAATAGCTGTATCTCCGCGGCGGTGAGGCCCTCCTCATCTCCTGCCAAGGTCGCAAACTCCTCATACCATTTGCGCATCTCGGAATTGGCAAAAAGCTCAAGCGATGAATTGACGGCATCGCGCATCAAATCTTCAAAGGTGCTTGCCGCCGTTTTGCCGCCGTCCTTTATGCCGGCTACCATTCCGGCCACCACCCCGTCATAGGTACTGCCTGTCAGGGCTTGGCGCATCCGCTCCTGATAGTCGAGCGCGGTGTCGCTCAGGCCCTCCGCTTCCTCGCGTGCGGCTTTCAGCTTTTCAAAAAGTATAGTGGCGTTTTCGGAAAGGAGTCCCTGAAGGTATAACTGCTCTATCTGAGCATAGCTTTTCATGCCGATGATTTCGTCCCGGTTTTTCAAGCGCGTACCGCCGAATATTCCTTTTTTCTCGTACCAGACAGTGTAACTCTCCTCCCTCAACTGACGCATCAGCGTTTGCGCGTCTTTCGTAGCCGATGCCAGTTGACGCTCCAGCTCCGCCCCCTCGCGTCGCATCCACGCCATGGTGCTTTCGCCGATCTTTTGCGCCCATTGGTAGCGCTCCCGGTATAGTGCGTTGAGGTCGGTCGCCAGGGTGCGGGCCTTGATCTCATAGGCATCATGTGCCTTTTGCATTTCGGCCTGCGCGCCGGTTATCTGTTTGATGATGTTGAGACCCGCACCCAGCGCCCCGCCTGCTATGGCCCCGATAGGGCCTCCTAACGCCGCGCCGGTTGCCGCACCCGAGCCCGCCGCGCTGACGGCGTCAGCAATGCCGGAGATCACTTTGCCGGCTTTTTCAAGTCCGGTATTGCCCGTGCTTTTGCCAATGTTCTGCAAACTTTGGCCTAAGTCGTCAACGGCGCTGTCTATGGCGTTAAGCTGTGAGCGGAGCATCTCTAAAGCGGCGTTGGCCTCGGTCATGTTGCCGGCCGCGAACTCGTCTATCATCTTTTTCCAGGCGGCCCCGATCTTGCCGAACGCCGTACCGAATTTATCGCCCTCTTTCCTCAACCCCTCGAGTATGCGCTTAAGTTCGGACAGCTGATCCGTGCTATCTCTCAACGATACGAGCTGCTCGGCGGNGATGCCGAATTTTTTCAGCCCCTCTCCGGCGTCATCGCCGCTCAGCCCGCTCTCGATGAACGCTATAAACTCTTCAAGTCTTTTCGTCAGTTCCTCTATCGTCTCAGCACTCAGATAGTCGAGATTTTTAAATATCTTCTCAAAAAGTGCGTTTTCTTTTAATGCCGCGAAGTCCAGCTCTTTGAGCGCCTCATCAAAGCGCTTGCGCGCCACCTCCGCTTGCTCAGTGGCCGCAAGCTTTTCGAGCTCTGCAATCTCAGTATTGTATCTTTCGGTCAGCTCCTTGCGTTTGTCAAGATAGGTAGCATATTCCTTTAACAATTCTTTTTGGGCAACCTCGGTATTATGCATCCACTTGGCCAGCGCCTCCCCCTCCATCATCTCGATGGGAGTGAAGTCGGGTTTAAGCCCGGCCTCGTCCGCGAGGGCCTGCAGCTCTATCCGCTTTTGCTTAAGGTCAGCAATCGCCGTGTCGTATTCGGCTTTTGCCTGAATAAGCGAAGCGTTGTATGACGTCAGTCCCTCCGTCATCTGTACGGCGGTTGACTCGATGATGACTTTTTCGGCGTCAGCCATCAGCGCAAAGAGTCTCTCGTTGTATTGCTCCGTAGCCTTTGCTATGTCCTCCTCGCTTTTCGCTTGCGCTTTGACCACGGCATCAAGTTTTCGCCCGTAGTATATCTCGTAAAGGTCGGCATAGGTCGTATATGAGGCATCCATGTTTTCCTTTGCGCCCTTGAGCGTGGCGGTCGGAGTAGTGCCTCGATCCATCTCGTCGTATATCTTTTTGGCTGCGAGCCATGCCTTGCGGGCATCCTCCAGCTCCTGCCTCATAGACGCGGCGCTCTCGGTTGTCAGCTGCGTCAAACCGGTTAATTCGGTATTGTACCCCTTGGCAAACTCGTTGAACTCCTTATTAGCCACGTATAGCTCGTATTGGCTTTTTTTGAAATCCCAGATCGCGCTGTATAGCGTTCCCGCCTTGCGCCCTCCCAAGTCCTTTGAGGTGTATAGCTTGTATTGTCTCGCAAATTCTTCGTAAAGATCGGCGGCGTTGAGACGCTTACTGAATTTCGTGACGTAATCGCGCATCGTCCGGGTGAAGCGCCCCGCCTGCTCCGCCGTCATGTCTTCTGCAATTTTGGCCATTGCTCCCTGCAGGGCGGCCTGTGCGTCGAGATGGGCGGTTTCTTTGCCTCCGGTCATCGTCTGCTTTAACTCGGTCAGATATTTTGCGTTAAGGCTTGCGGTCAGATTTTTATATGCCGTGTCTAATTTTTTGACACTATCCGTCTCCTTTACCAGATTGTCGAGATAATCTCCATATTTGGCGTTGATCGCCTCGATCGCATTTTTGCGTTGCTCCTTGGTAGCCTTTTCACTTTTCGCTATTTTAAACAGCCGGTCGAGTGCTTTGCGCTCCTCGTCGATTGCCGCGGCGGCCTCTCCTGCGTTTTTGAGCGTCTCTTTTTGCTTTTTGTTAAAGGCGGTTAGCGCGACGGCCACTCCCACGATCACCGACGCCAGCAGGATATAAGGATTTTTAGCACTCGCAAGATTAAACATCTCTTGCGCCCGTGTGGCGGCTTTCAACCCTTTGGTCAGCTCAAATGCCAATTTCACAGACTCCGCAAAACGCACTAACCTTTTAGCCGCTGCCAGCGTGATAAGCGCCGCCTTGTAAGTACCGACAGCGGCTACTACTCCGAGTATGGCCTTGGCCAAATATTCGTAATTTTCCACGGCAAACGACACGGCGTTAATAGTGCCCTTTAACAGGCCCTCCGTACGTTTGCCCATATCGTTAATAGCCATGTCTATTCTGTCCAGCAGGTTGCTGACCGATCCCTTCAAAGTGCCGGATATTGCGCCCATGAGTCCGGCAAACTTGCCGCCCTCATTTGTCATGCTCTCGATGGCAATCTTGATATGTTCAAATCCCACTTTGCCCTCGGACACCAATTCGGTGACTTTATCTTTTGCCACGCCGAACTGCTTTGCCAGCTCTTCCGCTATCGGTATGCCTCGTCCCATGAATTGGCGCATGTCCATTGCGAAAACGCGCCCCTGCACCATGGTCGTGCCATATAAATAAATCAGGTCGTTTAAGGGTATGGAAAGGCCGGCTGCTATATCGCCCAACCGGAGTAAGGTCTCATTGACCGTCTCCGCGCTTTCGCCGTAGGCCAATAGCGAAGTGGCCCCTTTGCTCACCTCTTGAAGCTGGAACGGCGTGGTTGCCGCTGTGTGCGTCAGCTCGCCCATGAGATTAGTTGCTTTTGCCTGATCTCCGAGGATGGTACTCAAGCTCACCTCGATCGCCTGATACTCACCACGGATCTTTATAAGCTCCCTTGTAAATGCCGCAATGCTGGTGACGGCGAATGCTGCAGCTATGCGTCCTCCCAATTTGTCGAAGGTGTTCTGCATCTTTTCGCCCTCAGCCGCTACAGACTTCTGCATGTCACTCGCGCAGCGTTTGACCTTATTTGCACCGATCTCGAATTTATCTGTCTGCATCATAGCAGCAAATACAACCGGATCATTATAGTTGTCAGGCATTAAAAAATAACTCCCTTAATTTCTGTTGGTTTTTAGGATCGTCTCCGTTGATTTTCTCATCGTCGTTGTTTTTTGCTCTATCCTTTGAGTCTTCTGTGTCATAGCCCGGCAGCGATGCGCTATATAACATGATGCTGTCAAAGGTGTAATCCAGCACCTCTTTTGGTGTCAGTCCGAAATTTTTAGCAAAACCTGCGATTAACGCCCAGATGCTGTCTGATCTGTCTCTGTCGTTTGCTCCACTTCCCTCGTTGCTCTCAGAATGTTTGCCGCGCTTAGGAAAGTGATAACACCGAAAAAATACCCCACCTCCTCCGGCGCCAGAGCCGTATCAATAACTGTATGTGACTGCGAAGGCCGGAGGTCTAACGCCTCTTGAGCCAATTTCCTGAACTCGCTCCTTTTTTTACGGCTGCCGTCGTTAGGCCCCCTTTGTAACAGCATTAACGCCACTATGTCTCCAAGTGCTTCGCACTCCCTCGCACGGTCGATGATCATGGCTACTTTTTCCTCCCTCGTTAAGTCACTACTAAACATCGGAAGATATGATATCATCGCAGATAATCTAATTAACGTCCGAAGTGTTATAGGCTTCACCTCGTAAGTTTCGCCGCCCACTACGATAATCTTAGGGGCATCCAGCACGGCGTCGGCCACCTGCAGCTCTATTGTTTTTGTCTTTTTTGTCATCTTTAGAAAAGAGGGCGTCAGGCGGTTAAGCTTCTGGCGCCCTCGGAAGTGTTAAAGTTAAAAGATATGAGAAATGTTAACCCGAGGTGGAGCCGGAGCCTGAGCCGGAGCCGGAGCCGGAGCCTGATCCCGATGCTGTGTAAGGCTGCAAAGTCTTACCTGTAGCGGGTCTTAAACCGTCAAAGGTATATTTCACGCGTTTACCGTCAGCGGCAGAGTACAAGGTCTCAACAGATACGGCACATTTAGGCATGATGAACCCCTCAAGCGTGGTGTCTTCGGGTGTTAGTCTTACGCCATAGGTGCCTTGAACCACGCCATCGTCTACCTGATCGTCTCCGATAGGCAGTGTCTGACCTTTCTGCACATAAAGCTCAAATGACAGCGCAAATTTTGATCTTTTGTAGATCACGTCGATGCGCTCTCCACCCTCTCCGGTAGCCTCTTTGATATCACCCTTTGCGGTGCTGAGGTCTGTGGTGTCTTCTTTAGGGTTGTATACCGTATTCCAGCCCGTCTCCGGACAGGAAGTGTCGGATGCGCCCCATTTTACTATCTCAATATTGGGCTTTCCCCATGATACAATAGCCATTATTATTTACTCCTCTGTAAAAATTTTGAAATCGAGTTGTGCTACTACTCTGCTAAGATTTATATCCTCGTCATCGTCAGTCTGAATCATATCTGATTGACTCCATCGAATATCGCGCGTTGACGCCGTCACCGGTAAGCCGCTTAAAAACTCTTGCATCATGACTTCTATCTCATTGCATCGAGTGATGTTGCGTCCATCATCGCCATTGGCATTCGTTATCCATGGTACAAATACGGTTATCAGCGCCGTGCCTCTCTGCACCTGTGCAGCCGTTCCCATTTTAACCATTACGACGATATCCTCTTTATCGCTTTGAGGCGGCCTTTGTCCTTTTTTGTAAAGGCACCCTGAAACGAACCCCGGGAGTGGGCTGTTTTTGACCAGCTTGTAAAGTGCGCTTTCTACCTGTCCGTATGTTTTGGTCATGTGATTGCGCTCCTTTTCATCTTATCTTCAAGCCCTTGAAGTCCTGTTGCTATTTTCAACTTTGCAGTGTCCAACACGTTATATCCACGCCTTGATACTGGGCCTGCGTACGGCATTCCCGCGCACGCCACCACGATGATGCCTCTTTTATATTTACGCATCACCTCTGCTATCGCCGCGGCGGAGGCGTCACGTGCCACCTGTGAGGCAGACTCGTTAAGGCCGTTAATCACTTGCTGGCCGTCATTGTTGACTTTATATCCCAAAGAGCCGCGAAGGTTTTTCGTCCTGTCGGTCCAGTTGCCCACATCCTTTCTGCGCTGCTCGTTGATAGCGTCCTCGGCTATATATGCCACTCTACGGCTAAGAACTTTTTTGCTCCTCTCCGCATATTGCTGCATACGCGCCTCGATTTGTTGCAGTGGTGTAAGCATCTTAAGTGCCATTGGCTTTATCCCCTCGTTATAGTCTCGATATGACGTGTGAATATTTTACGCTCCGACTGGCTGACGGCGAACTCGCCTATCATCTCCATTTCAGGTGTGAATAGCTGAACGCGCTTTGTGAGCCTTACGTCCTCCTCAGGGTAGTCACAAAGGATTTTGTAAACCGTCACCGGTATGAGGTCTGCATCCTTACGCCTCTGCAGCTCCTCCGTGATGTTGCGGTAGTTACATGGCATAGGCTCGCACCATAATGACGCGGCCGATATAGGGTTGCCGTGTTCGTCAAAGCCCCCGCCCTCGGTGCGCTTTAGGAATGATACATAGCCGTTATAAGTGATAATCATAGCCTATCTCCCATATATCCGAATTGGTCGCCGTCGATATTTTCCCCCGCCTCGTTCAGAATAGCCGCCGCCTTTCGGCGCATGTACGCCCTTTCCGCCGAGCTAAAGGAAAAATCCACCTCTCCTTGGGTAATATTCGGAGCCTCGCTCAACCAGATGTATAGATCGGCTTTCGCCTTTTTATAATTCGCCCCGGCGGCAAGTGCAAGGGTGAAGTCCGCCCCCGCGTCCACCCCGCGAGCCATGCAGATGGTCTGCACGGTCGCAGGAGGGATCGGATATGAGGAAATTGCCACTAAGGCGTCTTGTATAGTCATAGCAAAGTAGTGTTACGTGTTTACCAGGCGTTGCCGTCGGTCTTCAGGTAAATATTATGATACGCGGTATCCATTACCGGAATAGCATCGGCTTCGCCGAGGGTAATTTCCTGATATGGATCGTTCTCAGAATATTTAGTGATAGTGGCAAGCGTGCGCTCTGCTATAATAGCCTGTTTTGCGTCTTTTCTTAACTTCGAGTATTGGGTTGAGCCTAATACCAAAGTAGGTGAAAATACGATGCGGCTGTCTGCAAAAGGGTTGATCACCGACTCATCATTGCCGATCTCGCGAGTGATCTCCGAGTCGATAACCACGATCTGCATGCCGTTAACGTACGGCTGCTTTGCAAGCCATGCGTTGATTGCCGCGAGGTCTGGCACTTGCGAGATGTTGAGTGCATTGGCTGCAAACGATGCGGCGCCCTTGATCACCTGCTCCATAGATTGCACTTTATAAAACTCAAAGAGATTCATAAAGGCATACTTTGGTGTGAATCCGCGAGCCTTACCTGCCTGCGCGGCAGCGGCACATGCGCCTATGAAGTCGGCTGTAGCCTGTTCGGTAAACGGCACATCCACTGTCAGCTTTTGGTCATCGTCAACCTGATAATCGAGGTCAAATTCTGTCGCTATACCGTCGTTGTTTGCTCCGGTAAATCCGAGCTTACACGCGTTGCTCAAAATTGCCCATGCGAGGTATTCCATCTCGGCATGGATTCCGTTGAAGCAAAACTCGGCATCATCGGCCCAATAACGAATAAGCTCTTGCGCATCGGCGTTGCCTGCCAATGCAAGTGCGATCTGGTAGTTTTTGATGTCATCGCGCTCCATCTTTCTGGCGATCTTGATGTACGGCAGATCTCCTGTAGCGCTCTCGAAAAGTGGACGCCTTTTGTATCTGGCGGATGAGTTATCTGCTACGATGTCGGCGGCCACGTTCTTGCGGCGGCTTTGGCTTTTCAACGTCTCCCATTTAAACGTAATATTTGACGTCAAAGGGAAGTAGTTGGCGTATTTGAAAGTTGCCGGAAGGTTGTCAATGAATATCTGTAAGAGTTGAGGGTTATTCCTCAATCCCAATATAAGAGTGTCAGTCATTTATTTTCGTCTCCACTTACAAAAAAATTAAAACTTAAGTTTTTTAGCCCTCAGGATCGGGATCAGGATCGGGATCAGGATCGGGATCAGGATCGGGATCAGGATCGGGATCAGGCTCCGGCTCCGGCTCAGGCTCCGGCTCCACCTCCACCTCCGTATAGAAAGTGTCGATAACCACATCGGTGTTATTGCTTAACGCAAAAATGCCATTAAACAATGCCGGCCATAGCCGTGTGAAAGGTATCCACACCGGCGCGTTAGCCGTTGCTATAACCCACACGTCGGTTATAATGTTATCGCTCGCGCTCACTGCCTGCTCCGTGCCATTGATGTAAAGGCGGAGCCCCGGCTTCCATGTCCACTTGTTAGTGGTCTCGTCATAAGTGAACGGCGCATTTTCGTCCTCTTCAAAAAAGCTCGAGAGGTCGGCCAGATACACCTCGTCTTCTACCAGCGCCCTTGAGCTGCCTGCCGTGAGGGTAGCGTCGATGCTGCCGTCATCATTGATAGTCTGCTTGCTGACAGTTCCGAAAGGGAACACAGCGCCCTGGAACGAACAGCTGCCGTGTGCAAATTTCACCTTTGTGGCCGTCGCCTCAGCGTCTGCCGCTATCTTTACGCAGGGCAGTACACGGAAGATGTTACTTCCTTTTTGCCCTTGCGCCGTCTCGATGTCCGAAAGCTCGAACAATAATGCGCCCTCGGGCAGTATCCATCCTCCGGACGTTGCCCCTCGCGCTATCACCAGCGCGCCGTTGCGTACATCAGCTATACGATGCTCGATGCACTTGTAACTTTTAGCGTCGCGCCTCTTTTTTACGGTCATTGCCATAATCTTAAAATCTCCTAATAAAAAAACTCGTTAATAAGGTTTGCTATCTTTGCCTTTCTCCTTTGAAGCGTAGCCCTCGACGGCTTTCTTCAAAGTCTCCCATTTAAACGTAATATTTGACGTCAAAGGGAAGAACTTGGCATAGTCGAAGGTCGCCGGCAAGTTGTCAACAAATATCTGTAAAAGCTGAGGGTTATTCCTCAATCCCAATATAAGAGTGTCAGTCATTTATATTTCTACTCCATGCCTAAAAAATGATGGGTTAAATATTTATGATACCTTTTAGGTCATCATAAAATTGTAGAGGCAGATTTGGAATTCGTGTAACCCCTTGCACCCACGCGTCTGTAATAACGTTGTCATCAGGCTTGACGGCTACGCCCGTACCAGTTAGCGCAAAGGCTTTATTTTTATCAGGATTCTGAGTGTCTACCACTACCCAATATTCGCCACCTGACAATCCCCGAATCTCTTTGTTAAGTGTTAGGATGTTGCCGTCTTTTTTTAAGACTATTGCCGCGTCTACAAAATNAACTGTTTTAACTACTCCTTCCGGGGCATTAGTTACATCCTCCACATAAATGCGGATTCTATCACCCGCCTGAACGTTGTAGATATCGCCAGTAATCCACAACTTATTATTTTCAGCGCCGCTATATCCTCCAACACCCCCATGTTTGATCACATAACAGATGCCATCGATAGGCCTCGTTATAGGTGTACCCTCTGGAAGGAAATCTACGCCTTCTAACCCCTGTGTGCTAATACACACGCCTCCGGGAATGTCGGCTATTTTTTTCAAAAAGACGGAAGGCCTTTTTGTGTCCTTGCGCCTTTTAACTGTCATTGCCATAATTTTTTAATCTCCTTAAAATAAATTTTTAATAAGGTTTTTTGTCTTTCGCCTCATCGCCTGCCGCCCTTTCGGATACGGCCTTTTTGAGCGACTCCGGCACTTGGCCCGACCCGCCTCCGCCCCCTGCCGGTGGACTGAACAGCCCGCCCTGACCTTTGTTGCTTTTGATAAGCTCGTCAGCATCAGCCTTGATACCCACGAGCCAGCCGTCAAAGTCGGCATCGTCCTTGAATTGATAGCGTCCGAAGTCGTCCGTGATGCGTTTCGCGTATTTCTCCGGTGCGCCCTTAAGGGTGCTTTGCAACTTCGTTGTGCGTTCATTGACTACGCGCCCCTGCTCTATTTTATCGAGACGTTTGTTAATTGCCTCCAATGCTTTCAGTGTCGCGTTGTAATGCCCGTCTGTGTCTGCTGTATCGGGTTTATCTTGACCCCCCTTGTCAGGGTTGTCATCACCGGATGGATTAACCGCCTTGCCGTCTTTGAGATTATGCCTTTTCTCATAATTGGCTACAGCTGTTTGAGAAGCCTCGGTGACGCGGCTCTCGGTATATTGGTCGAGTACGTCTTGCATGGTGAGCGCCTCAACGGCAGCCTTGGCGGCGTCCTCTGTGGTTGCAGTCTTCGCGAGCTTTGCTGCTATCCTGCTTAAAATGTCGGCCCTCAACCCCTGAAACTTAGTTGTCAAAAGCTCTAAAATTGTTTTTTCCATGGTGTTTACAATATTTGCCCAAATATAATAAATAATTTTAATATGGCTTATCACATAAGCCTTTTTTTACAATATTT